TAACGCGATCCTGATCACGAAACAGGCCAGCGGCACGGCCAAGATCGACCCGCTGATGGCGCTCTTCAACGCCGTCGCGTTGCTGTCGCTAAACCCTGAAGGGATGGGCTCCATGGATGACTGGCTGAGCAATCCCATTGTGGCGGGCCACGCATAATGAAATTCAACCTCAAACGTGTCACACATAGCGTCCGCGCCGCCATCGACGGCTTCGTTCGGTCGTTCTCCCTGACCGACCCCGAGCTGTACAACCGCGCAGCGGCGTTCGAGGCGGGCGTCGAGGTTACGCCCAATGCCGTGATGCAGTTGGACGCGGTCTGGAGCTGCGTGCGTCTGATCTCGGAGACGATCGCGACGCTGCCGCTGGCCATGTATGAGCGCACGTCGGCTGGCAAGCGCGTCTCGCCGCAGCACCCGTTGCACTTCGTCATCCACGACCAGCCGAACGTGGATTCGACCGCTTCGGTGTTCTGGGAAGCGATGGTAGCGGCGATGCTGCTGCGCGGCGCCGGCAGGGCCGAGAAGCTGTATGTCGGCGAGCAACTCGTCGGTCTGGCTTACCTGGACCCCGACAAGCTGGTGTGCACGCGCGACTTCAACACCGGGCGCAAGAAGTTCACCTACCCCCGCCCGAACGGTACGCTGCGCGAGATTCCGGAGGCCCGCGTCTGGACGATCCCGGGCTTCACGCTTGACGGCGTCAACGGCGTGTCGGTGATCGCGTATGGCGCCAAGGTGTTCGGCAACGCGATGGCGGCGGATAAGGCCGCCGCGCAGACGTTCAAGTCTGGCTTGCTGCAGACCGTCTACTACAAGATGGCGGCGTTCCTCAGCCCCAAGCAGCGCGCGGAGTTTAAGGCGAACCTTCAAGGCTCTGTAGAGAGAGGCGAAACGCCACTGCTCGAAGGTGGCAGCTCGGTTGAATCGATCGGCATCAAGCCATCCGACGCGCAGTTGCTGGAGTCGCGCGGCTACTCGGTCGAGGCCATCTGCCGGTGGTTTCGCGTGCCGCCATGGATGGTGGGACACACGGAGAAATCCACCAGTTGGGGCACCGGCATCGAGCAGCAGATGATCGGGTTCCTGACGTTCACGCTGTCACCTTGGCTGAAGCGGATCGAGCAGGCGATCAGCAAGGATCTGCTCCGGCCCGCTGAGCGTGCGCGCTATTACCCGAAGTTTTCCGTCGAGGGTCTGCTGCGGGCGGATAGTGCCGCGCGCGCGGCTTTCTACGCCGCGATGGTGAACAACGGCATCCTCACTCGCGACGAGGTGCGCGAGCTCGAAGACCGCGAGCCGATGGGTGGAAACGCCGCGGTGCTGACCGTCCAGTCGGCCATGACCACGCTCGACGGGCTCGGCACGGCTGACGCCAGCGACGCCAACAACGCGAGGGCGGCCATTCGCGCATTCCTCGGCTTCGAAGACGACCAGAAAAGGGATTGATCCCATGAGCAAGAAGACGCTTCCGGGTGCGCCGGAGGGGCGCCCCTGCGCCGGAATTTCGAGCCAGCTGCAACCGCGCGCGCTCGACCGCTGGCATGCCAACGTGCGCGCCGCCTCCGACGACAACGCCGAGCGCACGATCAGCGTCTATGACGTGATTGGCTATGACTACTGGTCAGGCGACGGGGTGACCGCGAAGCGCATTGCCGGCGCGCTGCGCGGCATGGGCGCCGGGCCGGTGACGGTGAACGTCAACTCGCCGGGCGGCGACATGTTCGAGGGCCTGGCGATCTACAACCTGCTGCGCGAGCACGATGGCGAGGTCACGGTCAAGGTGCTCGGCCTCGCTGCGTCGGCCGCCTCGATCATCGCGATGGCCGGCGACACGGTACAGATCGCCCGCGCGGGCTTCCTGATGATCCACAACGCGTGGGTGATGGCCATCGGCAACCGGAACGATCTGATCGAGGTCGCCGCGACGCTGCAGCCTTTCGATGATGCGATGGCCAGCATCTATGCCGCGCGCACCGGGCAGGACATCAAGGCGATGGCGAAGCTCATGGACGCCGAGACGTGGATCGGCGGACAGGCCGCGATCGACGATGGCTTTGCCGACGACTTCCTGCCTTCCGACCAGGTGAAGAAAGGCGAGGGCAAGGCCAGCGCCTCGGCGATCCGTCGAATTGAGGCTGCGCTGCGCTCCAGCGGCTTGCCCAAATCCGAGGCCATGCGCCTCATCAGTGAATTGAAGTCCAGCTCGGGCGATCCGGCTGGCAGCGGTGAGGGAGATCCCACCGAACGAGTCGAGCCTCGGCCCGATTCCCTCAGCAGTGCCGCGGCATTGGCCGCATCCCTCATCTCAATCAACGCTTGAAAGGCACACCATGTCGCAAATCGAGAAGGACATCGAGACGATCAACGCTAGCCTGTCGAAGGTCAGCGATCAGATCAAGACCCATGCCGAGGCGTTCGCAAAGAACGCGAAGCAAAGCGAGGAAGCCGTCGCAAAGGTGGACGAGCTGCTGAGCAAGCACGGCGAACTCCAGAGCAGCCTGACGGCAACCCAACAGGCGCTGGCTAAGCTGGAAGCGAACGGCGCCGGCGGCGACGTCCAACACCTGTCGTTCGGTGCGCAGTTTGTCGAAGGCGAGAAGTTCAAGGCGCTGGCCGAGCAAGCCACGCCCCGCGGCCGCGCCGATATGACGTTCCACGCCGCGATCACGAGTCTGACGACCGACGCCGACGGATCGGCGGGTGATCTGGTGCAGACGACCCGCCTCCCTGGCGTGCTGCCGCTGCCTCAGCGCCGCATGACGGTACGCGATCTGATCACCCCGGGCACGATGGACGGCAACACGCTGGAGTATGTGAAGGAAACCGGCTTCACAAACAACGCCGGCATGGTGGCGGAAGGCGCGAAGAAGCCGGAATCGTCGATCAAGTTCGACCTGGTGAACACGTCGGCGAAGGTCATCGCGCACTTCGTGAAGGCGTCCCGCCAGATTCTGAGCGACGCGTCGCAACTGGCCAGCATCATCGACGGCCGCCTGCGATATGGGCTGGCGTTCAAGGAAGAACAGCAGCTGCTGAACGGTGACGGCACCGGCCAGAACCTGCTGGGCATCATCCCGCAGGCATCCGCCTTCGCCGCGCCATTCGACCCGGCCGGCACCGAGACGAACATCGACAACATCCGTCTGGCGATGCTGCAGGCTTTCCTGGCCGAATACCCGGCCACCGGCCACGTCATGAACCCCATCGACTGGGCGCGCATTGAGCTGCTGAAGGACACCACGGGCCGCTACATCATCGGCAACCCGCAGGGCAGCATCGGCGCCACGCTGTGGAATCTGCCGGTGGTCGAGACGCAGGCTATCCCGGTGGACAAGTTCCTGACCGGCGCGTTCAAGCTCGGTGCCCAGGTCTTCGACCGCTGGCTGGCCCGGGTGGAAGTGGCGACCGAGAACGAAGACGACTTCGTGAAGAACATGGTCACCATCCTGGCCGAAGAGCGCGTAGCTCTGGCGGTGTACCGCCCGGAGGCGTTCATCTACGGCGACTTCGGCAACATGGCCTGATCGGCGTCAGCCGGCCAGCAGGGGCCCGCTTCGGCGGGCTCTTGTCACTTCCGTGGAGATCATCATGAAGATCAAGTTCAAGGCGCCGGATCCGCGCGCCGGCACGGTCGTCCAGCTGGACAGCAGCCGTGCACAGCATTTCATCGACACGGGCGCCGCCGAGCTGGTGAAGGACGACGAACACCGCTCGACAGTGGCCCGTGCCGAGTTGGACAGGGCGCTGGCCAGCATCCCGCAGGACGAAACGGATGCCGACTACCTTGTGGGCGCGATGCGCGCGCACTTCAAGGGCGTCTTCACCGACGCCGACGAGGCGAAGGTGAGGGGCGTGGTGGACGCCAATGCCGCTGCGCAGGCCGAAGCCAGGGCGAAGCGGGAGGCCGAAGACCTTGCCGCGGCGGAGTCGAAGGCAAAGCAAGAGGCCGAGGAACAGGCCGCGCGCGACAAGGCCGCTGCCGAAGAGCAAGCTCGGAAGGACGAGGAAACGCGTCTCGTTGCCGAGGCCGCAGCTGCCGCCGAGAAGGAGAAGGCGGCCGCCGAGGCGAAGACGAAAGCCAAGGCCAGGGGAGCCTGACATGCCGATCCTCGCTCTCGACATGGTGAAGTCGCACCTGCGGGTCACGTGGACGAACGAGGACCAGTTGATCGGGATCTACCACGCGGCGGCTGAGGGCGCCGCGATGTCATTCCTGAACCGGAAGGTCTACAGCGACGAGGCTGCTATGGCGGCTGCGGTTGAAGCTGGGACCGCCGGCGACGACCCGATGGTCGCGAATGCTGAATTCCACGCCGCGGTGCTGCTGACGGCTGGTCATCTGTATGTCAACCGCGAGCAGGTCGTGCTCGGCGTCACGGCGATCAATTTGCCGATGGGCGCGCGTGATTTCCTTCAACCGTATCGTGTGGGGCTTGGGGTATGAGAGCCGGCGAACGATCGGTATTGATCGAAATTCAACACAACGTGGCCACGCGAGATGCGGCGGGCCAGCCCATTGCCAGTTGGCAGACAATTGGAGCCCAGCACTGGGCAGACGTGAGGCATCGAAGTGGCATAGAAACGATGCGGGCCGATATGCCCACGTCTGTGGTCCAGGTCAGTGTTCGTATTCCTTACCCAGTCTTCATTGAAAGTGGCGTCGACAGCAGAATGCGCGTGCTGTGCGAAGGGGATGCCTACGAGATCCAGGCCGTCTTACCCGATAAGAAGGGCCGCAGATATGCGGACCTCGTCTGTCAGCTGGTGCCAGCGAAAGCGGACTAGGAAATGGACGATTTTTCGCTCAGCTTCGAAGGCGATGATCTTGGCGCGGTTCTGGGGGATCTCGAAGATCGCCTTGTTGAGCAGATCGTGCGGCCGATCGCGCGCGCCGGCGCGCTGGTGTTCTATGAGGAGGCCCGCCGCCTTGTACCCGTGTATCAGGGCGCGCCGATCACCCGAAAGAACGGCATCAAGACGACACCCGGGCAACTGCGCGATGCGATCTATCACGTGTACTCGGACGGTCTATCGAGCAAGGAGCATGCCGTCTATCAGGTCAGCTGGAACGCCAAGAAGGCACCTCATGGACACCTGGTTGAGAACGGTCACTGGCGGGTGAACAAGCTCGTTAAGACGCCAACGGGATGGATGGCCACCAGCGAGCGTCTTGCGACGCCAGTGCGCGTGCCCGCTGTCGCGTTCATGCGAAGGTCCGGCGATCGGGCCCAGGCCGCGGTCGACGCCATGCGCCAGCGCGCGGCAGAGAAGGTCGCCGAGGTGTTGTCCGGCGCCGAGGGAGGAGATTATTCATGACGGTGGAGGCCGAAATGGTGCGGGCGCTTGGAGTGCTCGTAGAGGGGCGCGTCTATCCTGACACGCCAGAGGAAGGCGCAAAGCTGCCTCTCATCGTCTACCAGCAGGTGGGCGGCGATCCGATGAACTTCCTCGAAGGCGTGCCGGACAAGAAGAATGGCCGGTTCCAGATCGAAGTCTGGGCGGCCAGACGCACGGAGGCGAGCGCCTTGGCGCGCCAGGCGCACGACATCATCTGCACAGACACAGTCCTGCAGGGCACGGTGCTGCTCGGCATGCTGGCGACCTATGACGACGTGCTGAACTGGTACGGCACACAGCAGGACTTCTCCATCTGGTTTTCGAACTGACGCCCGTTCGGGCGATTACCCAGCCCGCGTAAGCGGGCATTTTTCATTACGGAGCCAACTATGTCGGTAAAACTTCCGAACGGTGCCATTTTCGCGATCGCGGCCTCGATGGCGGCGACTGCCACTCCCGTCACCGCTTTGAGCAACGCAAGTCCGCCGGTGGCCACTTCGGCCGCTCACACGCTCACGGACGGCGACATCGTTGCCATTACTTCCGGCTGGACGCGAATGGACGGTCGCATCGGCCGTGTCGACGGTTCCACCTCCGGCGCCTTCGATCTCGAGGGATTCGATACGACCGACATCGGCAACTATCCAGCCGGCGCGGGCGTCGGATCGGTGCTGAAAGTTCAGTCCTGGCAGGAGATCAAGCAGACGCTCACGTCGACCAGCCAGGGCGGTGAGCAGCAGTTCTACACGTACTCATTTCTTGAGGACACCGGCGACGACAAGCAGATTCCGACGACTCGCAGCCCGCGATCGATCACGCTGACGATCGCCGACGATCCGACTTTGCCACAGTACCCGGTATTGAAGGCGGCGGATGAAGACCGGCTCCCGCGCGCCATCCGGTTCCGCCTGCCGAGCGGCGATGTCATCTATTTCATGGCCTACGTGACGATGTCGGACATGCCGACCACCACGAAGAATGAGGCGATGGCGGTCACTGTGACGCTGTCCCTGATCGGCAAGCCGACTCGCTATAGCGCAGGTGCCTGATGTTCAAAATCAACCCGAATCCGACCTTCACGGCTGAAGCCAATATCGCCGTCCCGGGCCAGCCGGCCGAAAAGCTGAAGCTCGTCTTCCGCCACAAGACGCGGGCAGAGGTGAAAACCTTCTGCGACCGCGTGGCGGAGGCCGCCAAGGCGGCGGCCGACGAGCACACCGCGGGCGCCCGGGACGCGGCACTCCTGCAGGAGATCGTCGCAGGATGGGAGGATGTCGATCAGCCTTTCACCCCGGAAAACTTCGCGCTGGTGCTGGAGAACTATCACACAGCCAGCCAGGCGATTTTTGACGCCTACACATCGGAAATCACGACGGCGCGCCGGGGAAACTGATCGCGGCGGCCCGCCGGATGTATTGGCGGGCGCCGCCGGCTAAGGAACTCGCACAGATCGGTCTCGTATTGGATGACGTCCGTCCGCCGGACGTGGAAGTGTGGCCGGACAACGCGGTAGCGCTCGGCGTTTTTGTGCAGATGGAGACGCAATGGCGGGTGGGAATGGGAGGCCCTGTGGGGCTTGACTACACGGCGCTGCGCATCGTGATGCGCATGAACCGAATCCCACCCGACGAGCAGTCCGAGCTGTTCGAAGCGGTCCGGGTGATGGAGCGCGCGGCGTTGGATGAAATGAACGAGGAATAGCATGAGCCAGGTTGTCGGAAAGGCCACCCTGCAGGC